AACCGCAGGTGCTAACGACCTATCTTGGGCTGAAGCTGCTGCTGGTGGACTGACATATGAATCAGTTTCTGGCCCATCGTCAGATCAAACAATAGCAGATGGTTTTGGACCATCTAACGGAACCGCTTTCAATGAAATCGCCTACAATACTATAAGCACATTTGGGAATATCGCTGCACAAAGTTCTGTTATTACTACAACTGACCCAAAGATACTCTGGGTTCGGGTAAGTATAGGTACAGGAATTACTGCTAACAGTTTAAGCGGCACAGGCTATATCTATAAAGGTTTGCATTTTTACAAAGGCGTTCCAAGTGGGACAAACACTCAAACAAAAATACTGAATGAGGGTATGGAACTTAAGTTTGGTTCTAGCAGCTTAACTGCTTGGAATAATATGGCAAGAAATTCATCTGCTGGGGTGGGGAAGAATACGTCTGGTTCGGCGGGTTATTCTTTCCCAATACTCATGCAACCGAATGAAGTTTTTTGGGTGCTTTGGGGTATATATGACTCATATAACAAGCAAGGCAATGCGACCCTTAGTGCAAACGCTGTTACAATTCAAAGTTGGAGTTAATAAAATGAGTATTGAAGACGAAGCTGTAGGATTAAATATGTATTGGCGAACTGTTAGAGATGAAAAATTAGCCGAAACAGACACTTGGGGATTGGCTGACTATCCTGCGACGGCAGAACAACTAGCATATAGACAGGCACTCAGAGACATTCCATTGGCTGAAGGTTGGCCGTTTACGTTTACATGGCCCGTTGAGCCTAGCTGATAGATACCGTGTAGCCAGATGGTATTAAATATTGTAAAGTGCCTGAAAGAACTGGCTAAATCGAAGGTGTTCTATGGCGTTAAGCAAGCTAAAATTTAGGTCAGGAGTCAATAAAGAAACTACATCTTACAGCAATGAAGGTGGTTGGTTCGATGGTGATAAAGTGCGTTTTCGCGCTGGTTTTCCAGAAAAAATTGGTGGTTGGGTAAAAAGGTCAAACGAAGCGTTTATAGGAACGTGTAGGTCTTTGCATTCTTGGGTCGCACTTGATGGCACTAAATTATTAGGCATAGGAACCAACAGAAAGTTTTACATAAATAACGGTGAAACATTCTATGACATTACACCTATAGACAGAACAGATACGCTTACAAACCCGTTTACTGCTAGAAGCACAACGCTTCATAACACACAAGTTTTACCAACTGATACAGTTATTCGTCTTACAAATAACTCAGCAGCAACAGCATTTGCGCCTTCTGGCAGAATTAAAATAGGTTCCGAAGTTATAACCTATACAGGAACGTCCGCTGACACTCTTACAGGCTGCTCTAGGGGGCAAGATGGAACCACAGCAGCAACGCATGCGGGTAACGCATCTGTTTCTAGCTGTACGTTTAAAGTCACAGATGCAGATCACTTGGCTTCACCCGGAGATTTTGTAATATTTTCCAACGCAACTTCTTTAGGCGGCAATATTGTAGCCAATGTTTTAAATCAAGAATATGAAATAACGGCGGTTATAGATGGCAGCAACTACCAAGTTGAGGCCAGAACAGTATCTACAATACAATCTATTACTGTTTCTGGCGGCTTAAACCCTACAAACGTTTATTCTACGTCCTCGGATACAAACGGCGGTGGAACTGTAACCGCAACATATCTTTTAACTTCTGGTCTGGACACTTCTGTATTTGGCACTGGCTGGGGGGCGGGTAGTTGGAGTCGCGGAACTTGGGACTCATCTGCTAGTATTAGTGCTGCGGGGCAGGCGTTGGGAAGCTGGACACAAGACAACTTTGGTCAAAGTCTTCTTATAAACGCACATAATGGAAATATTTATTATTGGGATTATGATTCTGGCCTTACATCAAGAGCGGTCCCTTTATCTAGTTTGGCAGGCACAGATGGCTTCGCGCCAACTGTAGCAAAGCAAGTTATGGTTTCAGATCAAGCCGCGCACACAATAGTACTTGGCTGTGATCCAGAAACCAGCATTGGAACTCAAGACCCAATGTTGATTAGATTTAGTTCTGTTGTGAATAGCAGGGCTGAAAGTTTAACTGTCTGGAAAACAGAAGAAACAAATTCTGCGGGAGATTTAGTGCTAGGTTCTGGCTCTGAAATAGTAACTGCTGTTGAAACAAAACAACAAATTATTGTTTTAACAGATACGTCTGTTTATTCTCTGCAATTTTTAGGACCGCCACTTACTTATGGCGTAAATATGGTTTCAAACAATATTACTGTTGCTGGTTCTTTCTCGACTGTTAGCATTGAAGATTCAGTGTTTTGGATGGGGCTATCAGAGTTTTATGTTTATGATGGTGGGGTTAAAGTAATACCATGTTCTGTAAAAGATTACGTGTTTAATGATTTTAATGATTCTCAACGTGAAAAGGTTTGTGCAGGATCAAATACTGCCTTTACAGAAGTTTGGTGGTTTTATCCTTCATCAACAAGTTCAGATAACGACAGATATGTTGTATATAATTATGGTCAAAACATTTGGTATTTTGGAAATCTAAGCCGAACATTTTGGCAGGATAGAGGTATTGATTCTAACCCAACAGCCGCTGGTGGTGATAACTACCTTTATACACATGAGTTCGGGTTTGATGATGGTAGCACTAATCCTGTTAGTCCAATTATTTCACGCATTGAAAGCAGCCAAATGACTATAGGTGAGGGCGACAAGTTTGTCTTTATCAGCAAGATAATACCAGACTTAACGTTTAGAAATTCTAGTGAAGCTACGCCAACAGCCGTTATGACAGTACAAGCTAGAAACTTTCCCGGTGGTCCGTATCTACAGTCTAACAGTAAAAACGTAACTAAAGAAGTTTCTACCACTGTGGAAGAGTTCACAGATCAGCTTTACGTTAGAATACGTGGACGAAGTTTTGCGTTTAAAATACAATCGTCAAATTTAGGTGAAACATGGAGACTAGGAACGCCGCGTGTTGAAATAAGACCAGATGGCAGAAGATAAATGTCAAGAAATTTAGCCAAACCTTTCTTTGGAAAGCCGCCAACTGAGTATTCTATAGCTTATATGGATAGCTTGGTACGTTCATTTGCTCTGTATATTCAGCAAATGCAAAACCCCGGCGCTGGTAGAAATACCACACAAGTTTTTACGAACTTGCCGAACAATGATTCGGGTTTAGAAGATGGCACTGTTTTTGTTGTAGATGGTGTTTTAAGGGTTCCTGTTGCTCATCAGCCTTATGCTGCTGGTGTATTGGGAACGGGGCAAGTTGGTACGGTAACGGTGACAGCATGACAGATGAACGAACATTACAATCTGCACATAGCAGAATAGACAAGTTGGAAAAAGATATGGTTGCGCTGCAAACAGAAGTCAGAATCCAGTTTAAAGAATTATTTGTTCGGGTTAAGCGACTTGAAACAACGCTAATGGCAGCTTCAGGCGCTATCATGTTAATGCTTGTGACCATACTTATAAAAATGGGTTAGGAGCTTTGTTTCGCGATGATAGACCCAATCACAGCATTTGCCACAGCTAACGCCGCCTTTAAGGGTGTCAAAATGTTGGTTGGCGCGGGTCGTGAGATTCAAGATGTTAGCAAGCAGTTAGGAACGTGGTATGGCGCAGTCGCAGATATTACACGCGCTGAGTCCCAACGTAAAAACCCCACTTGGCTAGACAAAAAAACACATGGCACTGAAAACATAGAAAAGGAAGCAATGGACATTATTGTCCGCAAAAAAACATTAATTGAAAAAGAAAAAGAAATTAAATTCATGCTAGATTATCGTTTTGGATTAGGCACTTACGACGAAATGCTAGGTATGCGTAGGCAAATACGAAAAGAACGGGAAGAAACCATATATGCAGCTATGGAAGCTAAACGCCAACTGGCAAATAATGCAGCCATAGCTGGACTGTCTCTAGGCATAATTAGTGTTCTTGGTGGTGGCATGTATTTAATTGTCCTAGCCACCCAGTAATGGATAGCTGGGTTCTATATTTTCTTATTGTTTTTATAAACGGCGATTCATTTATGTTGGAAAACAATCAACGCTTTGAAACAAAAGGCGAATGTTTAATTGAAGGTATGCAAAAAGGCAGTTCTGTTGTAGAAAACATAATGATAATGTCAGGGATACCCGCTTCAGGGCAATTCACTTGTCGTAAAGTTGGGGTAGATACATGATGTTAATTGCATCTGCAATTGTAGCTGGTTTGGTTAGTCCTGATTTTGTAACTTGTCAGTTGGCTAAACGCACTAAAATACAGAATGAAATGGTTTGTATTTACAAAGGGCCAAATAATACGATAGGTTATCACTATCCGAGTTTTAGTTTTAAGGAGTGTCCAAGACAGTTCCAATGCCGATACTCACCCGATACTAAGCGGCGTCCGACTGTTAAGGAAATAATGGAAGGCTTGCAAGGGGGCTTTGAATGACAAACGCTTTTGAAAAAATACTAGAATACAAACTTTTGCCACGTTTTATGATGTTCACCATGACAGTAGTTTATGTTCGGTGCATTGAGTGGGCGCTTACACAACCCGATTTGTCTACACAGCAGGCAAGTCTAATTTCTGTTGTAACCGGCGCTATGACAGGCGCGTTTGCAGTATGGTTGGGGTCAGAGAAATGATAACACTATTAGGTAGCTTACTAGGGTTTGGCAGTTCATTTCTGCCAGAGGTTTTAAATTACTTCAAGGCGAACCAAGCGCAAAAGCATCGTATAGAAATGATGCATATTGAAACAGAACTAGCGCAAAAACGTTCTGAGATGAAGCTGGTTGAGTTGGATAAACAAGCTGACATTGAGGAAACGAAAGGGTTGTATTTACATGACAGTTCTATCGACGCTGGAAGTTTTATCAACGCCTTGCGTGGGTCCGTTCGGCCCGTTATCACTTATATGTTTTTTGCTTTATTCATTGCCACAAAAGTCGTGATTATGGTGAAGGTCACACAAGCTGGCGGTGATTGGATGCAGGCTGTTGAACTTATGTGGGATACCGAAACGGCTGGATTGATGAGTGCAGTGTTAGCTTTCTGGTTTGGCAATCGCGCTATATCTAAGTATGCGGGGAAATAATCATGGGATATAAGTTAAGCAAACGAAGCCTGTCTAGGCTAGAAGGCGTAGATGAAAGACTGATCGGCATTGTTAAATACGCTATCGGCGTTACGAAACAAGACTTCAGTGTAATCTGTGGGTTGAGAACAATAGACGAACAACGTGCTTTAGTTGCAAAAGGGGCCTCGCAAACCATGAAATCAAAACACATTGACGGCAACGC